CGGAAGATCTCCAAGCCCGGGAATGTGGGCTGATCGAGATCGGTCGACTACACGCCCGGAACTTCGACGCCGGCCACTCAGCCAGCGGCGGTGGTGTCCAACGAGTCCTCGCTGAGCTACGCCGCCTCGCCTACCGCGAGGACAAGGCCGCACCGCCTACACCCGTCGAGCCGGTCAGGAGCGAGCTGGATGAACTCAGGGCTCGCCGGATCGAAACCAGTCGGATCCCAGATACCTCGGATCGAGTCAGTCCCGCCGTGGGAGATTAGCGCCGGTGACGAAGCGATCGACCTCGCCGACATGGTGGGGATGCTCCTTGATCCGTGGCAGCGTCGTGTTCTGCGGGGTGCACTCGGTCAAACCGTGAGCGGACGATTCAGCGCTCCCGAAGTGGGCCTTGTGGTACCGCGCCAGAACGGTAAGACCGTTATCGTCGAGGTCGCTTCGCTCGCCGCGATTTACCTCAGTCACCTCAAGATCGTTTACACGGCGCACCTTATGGCCACTAGCAGAAAAATGCGGGAACGGATCCAGCAGCTCATCGAGTCGAAACCGGACTTGGATCGGGAAGTCAAACAGATCCGGATCAGCAACGAAGAACAGTCCATCGAACTGAAATCGCGGGCCCGTATTGACTTCGTGGCCAGGTCCGGTTCGTCAGCCCGTGGCTGGTCGGGCGACATGGTGTTTTTCGATGAAGCATTCGCGCTCGCCACGGATCACGTGGGCGCGCTGATGCCAATTCTTTTCGCCAGGCCCAACTGGCAATTGTGGTATCTCAGCTCTGCCGGCAAACCAGCGTCGCACGCGTTGCGCCGGATCCGGCAACGTGGAATGGACCGCGATCCCGGTTTAGCGTATTACGAGTGGAGCGCCGACGAGGAGCATTACCGGGCGAACCCGGAAGCGGCGGCCACCGACCCTATGGTGCTGGCGCAAGCTAACCCGGCGCTCGGTATCCGAATCTCTCGAGAAACGCTGGTACTCGCGCAACGCTCCATGGACGAAATCGAATATGCGAGAGAAGTCCTGGGCATTTGGGATGACCCGCGTGGCGCACCCCTGATCGACCCGGTGTTGTGGACGCAGCTACTCGATCCGGATTCCCGAATCAGTGGCGCCCCGATGGTGTTCGCCCTCGACGCGTCACCGGACCTACTCAGTGGCTGTATCGGTGTCGCCGGCTACCGCGACGACGGGATTCCCCACTTCGAGATCACCGGCCGCGACGGGCAGCTTGACCACCGTGCCGGCGTCGACTGGATGGTGCCCCGCGTTGTCGAGCTGGAAGCCGAGTGGGGTCCGATCGCGTGGATCCTCGACGCGGCCGGGCCAGCTGGAGCTCTAGTCACCGACCTGGCCGAAGCAGGTATCGAACCGAAGCTGGTCAACGGTCGGGAACTGTCGCAGGCGTGCGGGGGGATGCTCGCCGCTGCGACCACATCGGATCGGGACAAGTTACGGCACATCGGGCAGTTGTCTTTAGACGAAGCGATTAGGGCCGCGAAAAAGAGGGATATCGGTGACGGTGGCTGGGCTTTCGGCCGGCGCCGATCCGAGCAGGACATTTCACCGCTGATGGTCGCCGCGCTCGCGATACACGGCCTCGCGGTTTACGGAGCGGAGTGTTACGACGTGTTGGAATCAATCCGTTGAGGTTCGTGCAGGAGCTTCTCATCGTGGCACTGGAGACCCTGGGAATGCTGCTCGTGTCGTTAGGTCTTGGGGTCGTCGCAGCCTGCTGGTTCGGTTTAGCCGGGCTGCTGACCATTTCGGGTGTGTGCCTGTTGGGTTTCGCGACCCTGGCTGCGACCCGGCAGCGAGCTATGCACGCACCACCTAAACAACAATAGGACGGGGAGGTAAATAGCAGTGAGCCTCCTATTCCGTACAGCTAACATTATGGGACCGTACTGGGGCGAGTTCCCCGGTGGGCTCGCGGCCGATGTGATTCCGCACCGCATGAATATGCAGTTACAGCCCGGCCACATGATTAACAATGAGTCGGCGCTGCGGCATTCAGCAGTGTGGGCGTGTTTACGGTTACGTGCCAACCTGATCTCCACGTTTCCTATTGACGTGTTCCGCAAACCTCAGTACGGCATGCCTCATATTGAGATCGCGAAGCCGCCGATCATTGTGTCACCGGGCGGTGTCGAATGCGATTACATGGAGTGGATGTTCAGTACGCAATTTGACCTAGATCGTGCCGGTAACTCCATTGGGATTATCACCGCGATCAACGGTTGGGGATTGCCGGCGTGCATCGAACTGGTGCCCCTGGCATGGGTCAGCGTTAACGTCATCGACAACAAGCTGATCGAATACTTCATCCGAGGTAAGCCGTACGCGCCGTCGAAGATCTGGCACGAAAAACAATACACAGTCGCTGGCTTCCACCTAGGGTTGTCGCCGATTATGTACGCGGCCTGGTGTATCAGTGAGCATTTGAGCATTCAGGATTTTGCGATTTCGTGGTTCACGAGCGGTGGCATTCCGCGTAGTCACCTCCAGAACAACATGCAAGCCACGATCTCCGACACGCAAGCGCAGGCGATCAAATCCCGCCTGAAAGAGTCCGTCCATAGCGGTGACGCATTAGTCACCGGTAAGGACTGGAACTACCAGATGATCCAGGCCGAGCAGACCGGAATGGAATGGATCGAGGCCCGCAAGCTCGGGCCGACGGACATCTCCCGATTCCTTGACTGCCCCGCCGACTTAATCGACTCAGCGATATCCGGTAGTGCTGTGACTTACGCGAATGTCACGCAGAGAAACCTGCAATTTTTGACCATGTCGCTCGGGCCGGCGATGATCCGGCGCGAGAACGCGCTGAACAAACTACTGCCCGCGCAACAGTTCGTGAAACTCAACCCTGACGCGTTGCTGCGAATGGACCCAATGACCCGCGCCGAAGCAATCAACCTTCGTGTAGCTGGCCGGGTACTCGCACTGTCCGAAGCCCGGTTGATCGATGACTTGCCGCCGCTGACCGACTCGCAAAAGGACGAGTTCGACCGGTTCTGGCCGCCGAAGCCACCGTCGCGATCACCGACGGCGCAACCCCTCACCCCCGGTGTATAGCTCCCCCGCCAGGACTCGAACCTGAATCCACGGAACCAAAATCCGTTGTGCTGCCATTGCACCACGGGGGATTAGCTCCACCGCCAAGATTCGCGAACTTGGATAACCGGCACCAGAGGCCGGTGGGCTGCCATTACCCCACGGTGGAATTAGTCACCGGGATTGCTGTCGGAAGCACACGCTGGGCAGCTTAGCAGCACCTCAATCAGGTAGTCCCTTCCTGGGGCGACCTATGCCCAAATAAGGAGCAAATGAATATGAGTGACAACGCTCGACGGACCGCGTTCCGTACGGCTGTGCAAGGCGGCGAGGCGCGTGGTGCAGCTGCTATCCCGGTGACCACCACTCGGGCCCAAGCCCTTTCTGGGGCCTTCCGGCCGCTCACGCGCGCCGACAGCGTGCCGGACGCCCCTAGTAAGTCCAAGAACCCGGAAGACAAAGACCCCAAGGACGTCACCGAAAAGGCCAAAGACACCGAGTCTTTCTTCGAGAAAGAAGAAAAGGCTAAGAACGAAATTGAGGTAGAGAAGGCCGCTGGTGATGGTGGCGACTTCGAGCCCATGGGCGGAAACGAAAACGGTTGGGACGCCAACGCCGACGCAACCACCCCGGCCAATAACAGCACCGGTGCGCCGAAGACCCCGAGTGGGTTCTGAATCCCGATAACCGCTTTAGGAGCGTATGAATGATCGACATCGAAGTGGCTCGGGAACAGGCGTCGCGGGCGCGCCGCGAAGCGGTCGAGGACACCAGTCCCGAGGGCATTCGCCGGTCACGCTGCGCACCGCCCTTAGACGTTGGGCCGGTCCGCCGTATGACGTTTCCGGCGGTGCTCCGCGCCACCATGGAAAAGCGTGCAGGTAGCCCCGATGATTCCAAGGAATGGCATCACCTTTCGGGCGTCGCATCAACTACGGAAACACCTTATGAAATGTGGGATATGTTTGGCCCATACACGGAAAAGGTGTCCTCGACGGCGTTCAATAACTCGCTGGCCCGGAAGCCCGACGTCGCATTCCTGGTCAATCACACGGGCCTAACAATGGCCCGGACAACGAATGGGACGCTGACCCTATCGGCGGGCCCGGAAGGGCTTATCACTGACGCGTGGCTCAATCCGGCGCGCACCGACGTCAGCGACCTCGCCATCGCCATCAACGACCGCAGCGTCGACCAAATGAGCTTCGCTGCGATGCTGGAAGAAGGCGAATGGAACGAGGACTTCACCCAGTTCACCATGCTCCAGTTGGACTTGCAGTGCGGTGATGTGTCGGCCGTGAACTATGGCGCGAACCCGACTACCAGCATTGCGGCCAGAGCCCGTCGGGTCATGGACGAAGTAGACCGGTTGCCGATCGGTGCGGCCCGTGCCGCGATGCGTCATTTGCAGGATCGGCTCGATTCCACCAGCGGTGGCAACGGTGGGAACCAACAGCGGGCACCTCAGCGGTCCGTTGCCGACGAAGCGCCCCCCGTCGAAGTTCCCATGGGCCGCTCTATCAATTTGGTGCGGACGATCGTCCTCGCCGACGACGAATAACCAATCACCTTTATAAGGCCCTCACTGCGGACCGGAATGCCTCGGTCGCACGGCGGTCACTTCTTCACATGAAACGAAAGGAAACCGCCATGCCGGCGACTATTGACGAAATGATCGACGGGATCGAGGCTGATCTCGCTATCCAACGTAAGAGCCGAGACGACGCCACGGCCGGGATCGAGGCGATCACCGAAATGGCTGAAATCGCCGGTCGGGTGAACCTCACCGCTGATGAGGACAAGCACGTCCGCACTCTGGTCGGTATCCGCAAGGACGCTCGCGGGAAAATGAAGACCATTGAGGCTCGGCTCAGTGATGCCCAGCGAGTGAAAGCTGAAGAGGTCGAAAGCCAGCGGCTCAGCCGTGAGGTGAAGCCCACCGGTGTGCGTAAGCCCGCGTACGACGAAGTGACCCGAGTGGGCGCCGAGGAACGGCAATACCACCCCGGTAATGACCGCAAGGGCACCCAGTTCATGCGAGACGCGGTGAAGCAGTACCTGGGCGACCCGGACGCCAGAGACCGGCTTGCCCGGCACATGTCCGAGGAAATGGTGGAGCGCGGCCAATACTTGACCCGGACTAACGTCGGTGTCGGTACTCCGCAATTCACCGGTTTGACGGTTCCGCAGTATTTGACCGATATGTACGCACCGGCTGTGGCCGCGATGCGGCCTTTCGCTGACTGCTGCAATCATCACGATCTGCCGTCTGATGGTATGACCATCAACATCTCCCGGATCACCACTCCGTCTTCTGTTGCTTTGCAGGCAGCGGAAAACACTGCGGTGGCTGGGCAGGACATGGCCGACACCTTGTTGACCGAAAACGTGCAGGTCGCCGCTGGTCAGCAAACCGTTTCCCGGCAAGCGATTGAGCGTGGTACCGGAATCGAAGAAGTTGTCATGGACGACCTTTTCCGGCGTTACGCTACCGATATCGATTCCACCCTTATCAACCAGGCCACTACGGGCCTTTCCGCAGTCGCTAACCCCATCGTTTACACCGATTCCAGTCCTTCCGGTGAAGCGATGTGGCCGAAATTGCTGCAAGGCGCGTCTGCCTCCGAGTCGGCCCTATTGGGCTTCGCTCAGCCGAATGCTGTCATCATGCACAGCCGGCGCTGGTACTGGTTGAGCGCTCAGCTCACCTCGCAGTGGCCGATGTTCGGCCAACCGGGCATTGGTGGCACCGCCGCCGGTGAGAACATCGCGGCCGTTTACGGCCACGGTGCACGTGGTGTGCTGCCCAATGGAATGGTCGCTATCGCCGATAACAACATCGCCACCAACCTCGGTGGCGGCACCAACCAGGATCAAATGTTTGTGGTCGCCACACAAGAGTGCCACCTATGGGAGGACCCCGCAGCTCCGGTATTTCTTCGGTGCGAGCAGCCGGCTGCCGCTGCCCTTGGGGTGCTCTTAGTCCTGTATGGGTACTTCGCTTATTCCTTCCGTCGGTATCCCCTGGCTAACTCGTCTATCGGTGGCACCGGATTCGTCGCACCGGTCTTCTGACCTGCGGGTATCACCCAAAGTAATCGCAAAAGTAATCGCATTGTTGCGCTTATTCTGGTGATTGTTGTGGATCTTGGAAGCGTTACGGCTACTTCGTCCCAGAGGAGATCTCTCACATGGCCCTGGCGGTGCAGTTCATCAAAGTTCCGGACGCGACGTCATATTTCAACATGAACTCCGTGTACCGGATCGTCCCACAATCGGATGGCACCGCCAGGTTTTACTACGACGGTGAAGAGTTCTTTAGTAAGAGCTACGGGGTCAACCTCGCAGCAGCGGTGGCCGGTGTAGACGCTCTGATCACCCCAACCGCCCTATAAACAAAGGGGAAGAGCTTATGGCAGCACTAAGAACAGTATTGGCGGAAATGGCGCTCACGTCGGCCACTCAGGCCCCGGGAACGTTTGTAAGCGGACCGGTCGCTAACCCCGGCTATGCCATGTGGGTTGACGCCTCGGTGCACGTTTCCGCTGTGACCGGCACCAGCCCGACGCTCGACGTCAAACTGGAATCCTCACCGGACAACACCACCTGGACCGCGATTCCCGGCGCGACCGCCACACAGCTCACTGCGGCCGGCAACGCTCGCGTTTCCGCTTTCGTCAACAGTGAGTACGTGCGGGTGTCTTCGACCGTGGGTGGTAGCTCCACGACCGTCACGTACGCCGTCGCTGCGGTGGTGATCCCGGAATGACCACCAATGACGAAGTATTGGACCTAACGAATAACCCGGCAATTGACACTGTCCTCGGTGTCGATCACCGGATCGCCGGCAGCGTGCGCCGGCTACTCGCCGAACTCCCGAACGTCATCGCCTACGGCAAAACGGATCGGGTCCAAGGCATCTACCGGGAACTGAAAGAATTGGGCTACAAGGGGCCCACCACCTCAGTGGTTGACCCTGCCGGCCAAACACCGGTCGGTCGCAGCTCCGGTAAACCCGATGTCACCGCGCCCGTGGTGGATAACACCACGCCGCCTAAAGGCGTCACGGCGACCTGATGGCTAATCCGTCGTGGGTCCTTTTGGAAGAGCTGAAAAACGACCATACGTTAGACGGCCAGCTCACCTCCCGCGACGACGAGGCCCTCCAGCGAACCCTCGACGCCGCGATGTCCTGGGTAATGGACCACCGGCCGGACCTC